CCCGGTTCGATGCCCGGCATCGTGACGAACATCGTTGACGTCAACTACGGCGAGGACGAGCCTGCCCCGCGCCTGGTGTGCACCGACGTGGGCGAGAACTACGAGATCACCGCTGAGGCGCTGTACCGGCTCACGCAGACCGGGGCGATGTCGCCTGACCCGGCGCTTGACGAGTGGATCAGGAAGACATGGCGCATCCCGCTGCGCGTCACTGAGTGGGAACCGACGACACGCGGCATCCCGTCGCCTGGTGCCCCGGCCGGGCCTGTGCAGGACCCGGACAACCCGGACCTGCCCGCACCGGCTCCGCTGCCCGCCCCGCCGAAGCCAGCACCCGGCAAGACCCAGAAGACGCAGACACCCGCCGCGCGCCGCCGGGCGATACGCGCCACCGCCGGGCTGCGCCGCCCGATGACCGCCGTCGAGGCAGCATCCGGGTTCGACCCGCTGATGATGAAGCACCAGCACGCGAACGCGCTCGGCAAGCTCATGAGCGACTACCGGGCGGTGCTACGCACTCAGCGGAACGACCTCGTTGACCAGGTGATCGCCGCAGTGAAGTCCGGGCGCCCTGACAAGCTCGCGCAGCTCAAGGCCGACCCGGCCCCTGGTGCGCTGCTGATCCAGCAGGCGATGGACACGCTGAGCCAGTCCGCAGTCAACATGATGATCGCCGAGGCGGACCGTCAGGGTGTCGTGATCGACGCGGGCAAGGTGAAGCTGCCAGCGGTGAAGCTAAGCCGGGTCGCGCAGGCTCGCGCCGCGCTCCACGCGGCGTGGCTGTCGCAGCAGGCCGGGTCTAAGGCGATGCAGACGGTCAAGGCGACACGCCGGGTCCGGGCTGCGGACGACGAGGGCGACGAGGACGCGGACGAGGCAGGCGACATGATCGACAGCTTCCTCACTGACCTGTCGGATGTCTCCCTGAAGGATCAGCTCGGGGCTGCGCTGACCGCTGCGCAGAACACGGGGAGGGTCGCGGTGCTGGAGGCTGCCCCCGAGAGCGCGGGCACAGCGGTGTACACGGCAACGGAGATCAACGACGACAACACGTGCGAGCCGTGCGCGGACATCGACGGTGAGGCGTTCGAGAGCCTGTCGGATGCTGAGGACGCGTACCCGTCCGGGGGTTTCGTTGACTGCGAAGGCGGGCTCCGCTGCCGTGGCACGGTCATCGCGGTGTGGGGTGGTGAGTGATGGACCCGATCCTCGCTGACGACACCACCAGCGAATGGCTGCGGTACGAGTGGCGTCGGCTGCGCCGTCAGGTGCGCAAGGCGTGGGGGCTCCTCAAGTGGCAGCTCTGGGGCAGGCACTACGCGCAGGAGTCGGTGTGCCTGTGGGAGCAGCGCAGGCTACTCAGGCGGCGGCCAGACGGGCAGGTGCGGGATGACTGACACGGTGCAGCTCGTGACACTCCCCGGCGTGGACCTCATCGCCACCGGGCAGTGGAGCTTGTCCACAGGTGAGGTGACGTTCACGACGGATGACCTCGCGAACGCGATCGACGCGACGTCATGCCCGGCGGTGCCGGTGCCGGTGATCAAGCTCGGGCACGTTGACCCGAGGTTCGACGGTGAGCCTGCGGTCGGGCTCGTGAAGAACATGAGCCTCACCGCCGGGGGCAACAAGATCACCGGGGACCTGACGGGGCTCCCCGCGTGGCTCGGGGACACGATGGCGACGGTGTACCCAGACCGCTCCATCGAGGGAACCTACGACTTCGTGTGCCAGATCGGGCACCTGCACCCGTTCGTGATCACCGGGCTGGCGCTGCTCGGTGTCGCGTCACCGGGTGTCGGCGTGCTGAACAGCCTCGATGACGTCGAGGCGCTGATCACTGCGGCGGCTGCGAAGGACCCTGGCCACCCCTGGAAACTCGACCTTGAAGGAGGGCCGATGGCCGATCCGGTGCTCGCGGCGGGTCTCACCACTGAGGACGTCCGCCGTGCTTACTACGATTCCCCCGACGTCTCGTACGCGATGTGGATCACTGAGCTGCAACTAGACCCGTTGCAGCTCATCGTGGCGGACGAGGGCACCAACAAGGTGTACCGCGTGCCGATCACCGTCAAGGGCTCAGACCTGACGTTCGGTGACGCCGTCGAGGTGTCAATCGAGTACGTCGACAAGCCCGTCAAGGAGCCAGCGAACGCGGGCAAGGGCGGCAAGGGGCAGCTCCGCTGGGCGTCCAAGGACGAGTCCCGCAAGCTGCCGAAGGCGACTGACCCGCCGAAGGCCCCGCGTGCCCTCGCGCGGCTGAAGGAGGTCCGCGCTCAGGTGGCGGACATGGACCAGGACGACAACGTGAAGTCGATGGTCGCTGCTCTCGACGCGACCCTTGACCAGGCGGCCGACCTGATCCCTGACGACACGTCGAGCCTGGACCCGGACATCGCGCAGTCCCTTGACCTGGTGATCGCCGCCGAGTCGATCGCTGACGAGCTGATGGAACTGCTCGGCATCGACGACCCGGATGACCGGGGTGACGCCGACGCGGCTGCGGCACCGCGCAGGGTCAGCGCGAAGCACGGCAAGTTCACCGGGTCGCACTCGCACCAGCACGGCGCGTACGGCGCGCAGAGCGGTGACCAGACCCACGAGCACTCGCACACCCACTCGGGTGACGGGATACACGCCCATTCACATGCGGCGGCAACAGGGAAGGGAGGCTCAGAGGTGGAATTCACCGACGAGCAGAAGGCCAACCTCCGCAAGGCGCTGGGGCTGGGCGAGAACGACGAGCTGACCGAGGACGCGATCCTCACGGCGAGCGCGGCGCTCCGCGAGGACGCTGACGCGAAGGTCAGCGCTGGCAACCGACACACCCCGGCGGGTGTCGTGCAGATCGACAAGGAAACCTGGGACGCGATGAACAAGCGCGTCGATGCGGGCGAGCGTTACCGCAGGCAGCAGGAAGTCAAGCAGCGCGACGAGGTCATCGACGCCGCGATTCGCGCCGGGAAGTTCACCGTCGCGCGCCGCTCCTACTGGGAGAAGGCGTGGGACAAGGACCCGGATAACACGCGTGACCTCCTCGCGGGGCTCCAGAAGAACACGGTTCCCGTGGGTGACATCGGGTCTCCCGGCGGCACCGAGGAAGACGAGATGGACCAGGAGTACCGCGACCTGTTCCCGCCTGGTACGTACCCGATCCCCGGTCAGAACCAGATCTAGGCAGGGGGCTTCCCGACTGTGAACGATTACAACCCGGTCTACCCGATAGGCGAGATCGTCACCGCGACGACCTCGACTGGGGTCACGGGCGGAGACGTGCTTGAAGTCTCCGGTAACGCTCTCGTCGGGAAGTGCTCGACGCTCGCGTCGATGAAAGTCGTCGGCGTCGCCGCTGAGGACACGCTGATCAACACGCGGGTGTCGTTCTGGGCGCGCGGCCCGGTGCACGAGTCGCTGGCGGACGGGACGATCACGGCGGGCGACATGGTGTGCTCGACGGGCACCGCCGGGCGCGGCGTGAAAACGGTGCCCCCGGACGCGAACACCGCCGGGCAGGAACCCACCGCGTACGACGCGGCGCACACTGCCGCGGCGGTCAACCTGGCTCGCTCGGTACTCGGCGTGGCCATGACAACGGCAGCGGACGGTCAGAAAGTCCGCTGGATGGTCATCTGAAGGGAAGGGACAGAAAATGCCTGATTACGAGCCGGTCAACAGGAACGGCGTGGAGCCGTTCACTAAGACGGTCGGCGCGACGACAGCGGTAGTCGGCGGCACGCTGGTGAAGCTGGTCGCTGACCAGCTCGTCGGCCCGGTCTCCGCGACCACCGACACGGGCGTGCTCGGCGTCGCCGCGTTCGACGCGCCGGTAAGCGGCCGCGTCGCGATCTGGCCGATGCCGGGGATCGTCCACGAGTCGATCAACGACAACGGCGGGACGCTCACGTTCGGGACGTTCGTGCTGCCCGGCGCATCCGGTCACGTCGATGGCATCGCCGCGACCACCGTCGCCGTCAACTCGATGCTCGGCACCGTCATCAAGGGCGGCGCGACCGGCGTCAAGGTGCAGTGGCTCGGTAAGTAGCCCGCGACTCCCCGGCACCTGCCGGGAGAATCCGCAAGCCCGTCAAGGGACGAAGGAGTGAATGACAGATGCCTGGTTCTTACCCGGCTCCACCGCCCACCCTGTCGGGCGACCTCGAAACTATTAGCCGGTTCCTCCAGAGCCCGACGCAGATCCGGCGTCGGCTGAGGGACTACCGTGACCTGCGGTTCATCGCGGACCAGCTCCTCACGCAGCGGTTCCGCACCAGCGGCGGCGCAGCCCTGTACGAGCTGTCGGAGCCGTTCACGACTGACCGTGCCGTTGAGGCTGTGGGTCCGGGTGCTGAGTACCCGATGGCGAACATGCCGACCGGCACCGCCGGTATCGCGGCGGTGAGCAAGTGGGGCCAGAAGGTCCGGGTCACGGACGAGGAAGTCGCTCGTAACGTGTACGCCGGCCAGACGGTCGACCGTGCGCTCCGCAAGACGGTCAACAGCATCATCAAGCAGGTCGACAACACGGCGATGTCCGTGATCCAGTCGAACGTGACGCAGAGCTACACGACCGCCTCGGCGTGGTCGGTGGCGACGACACGGACGATCATCCAGGATGTCCTCCTCGCGAAGGCGCTGATCTACGGGCAGAACCTGGGTTACAAGCCGGACACGCTGCTCGTGGACGACACCAGGTACGCGTACATGATGTCCGACCAGACGGTCACCAACGCGCTGCGGCGTGAGACGACCGACAACCCGGTGTACACCGGGCAGCTCGAAATCCTCGCCGGGCTCACGATCGTCGTGTCCCCCTACGGGTGGACGGGCGCGACGGTGCAGCCGTACGTCCTCGACTCGACGCAGCTCGGCGGCATGGCCGACGAGATGGACGACGCCCCCGGTTACGCGATGGACCAGCTCGCGGTTCAGATCAAGTCGATCCGCCTGGAGCCGAACGACGCCTGGGACCTCCAGGGCCGCCGCAAGACCGTCCCGATCGTGCAGGAGCCAGCGTCGGCCTGCTACATCAAGTCCGCCTGACCCACACACCTACCAGGCCCCTCAGAGAGGACGTTTCGCATGACGACGTACACGGTGATCGCCCCGCTGATCAACGTCAAGACGCAGACCCGTGACGGCATCCAGGTCATCGGCCTGCCTGAGTTCGCGCAGCTCCCGCCTGACGTCGCGAAGAT